GTCTATTACAGTTATATGGTTTTGATTCAAATAATAATAAACTATTCAAATGTCAATTATTAGATAATAACTACTATTATAAACATACTACGCCAAGCATGTATATTGGGTCAACTAAAGTATTAACAGATGCTACAAGTTGCCCTGCTCCAAAGACAAAAACAGACGAGGATGGAAACAAAATAAAAATAGATTCTGGTGAATCTGGATCAGCATGGAATCATTTTTATGGAAACTTTAACATCAAGAGAGTCGATGGAACATGGAGAGTTAAAGTTAACAAAAGAGATGCACAAAATAATATAACAAAAACATTAATGCTAGATAATTTAGCGAATAGCAAATATCCAACAGGAGACTTAGCTTACATAGTGATTTATATGGCAGGATACGGAAGTTATCCTATACAGAATATGGCGATGAATATGTTATATGTAACAAATCATACTCCAGAAACGCCTGAGGAATACAACGAAATAATCTTTGAGCCTGGCGACATTGTAAACATAGACTGCGAAAACAATACAGTTATAAAAAATGGGGAAAACTTCATGCAACATTTAGATATAGGGAGCACTTTTTTCCCGCTAAGTCCAGGCAAAAATGATATATCAGTAGCAACTTCATGTACAGATGGAGTATCAGCAGCAATTAGTTTTGTAGAGAAATTCAATTAAAGTAGGTGATGCAATGACAGATATAACATTATTTATATTAGATAAGAACAAAAGAATAATAGATGTAGTATCCAATGCAGGAACAGAAGAAAATGCATTTTGGGATGATACATTTACGCAAGAAATAAATGTTGCATCCATTTTCGAATTCTCATTAGAATTGAATCAAAGAACAAAAGAATCTATTAAAACAGGTAATTACATATTATTTAGATATCGTAGCAAAAATTTCCTGTTTACTATAGTTACTGTAGAAACTGATGACTCTAATGGTTATGCAGAAGCACAGGTATATTGTGAATCTATATCACTTATCTTGTACAATAGCGTTATACAAAAAAACACATTAAATAACTGTAATGCTACTACATTTCTAACTACTATTCTACAAGATACAGACTTTTTAGCTGGATATATAGATGTAGCAGTAAATAGAAATGCTGCGCTTATTGAAATAGATAAATCAACTTCTGTATATGAATTGTTAACAAGTAAACTAGAAACATATAAAGCAGAAATGGATATTCGTATTGAAGTAGAAGGAAATAAAGTTACTGACATGTATATAGATTTATATAGCAAGCTTGGTTCTGATAATGGAGCTAGGTTTGATTACAATACTAATCTTGAAAGTGTAAATAGAAAAGAAGATATTTCTGATTTATGTACTGCAATAATAGGAATAGGAAAAGATGACCTGGATTTTCGTGAGGCTGAATGGAACATAGAAGCTGGAAAGCCCGCAGATAAACCTAGAGGTGCGAATTTTATAGCGGACGATATAGCTAATGCTATGTTCGGTTTCCCAGGTAAATACATCTACGGCATATACGAAGATGATAGCTGTGAAGATGCTTATACATTACTTGAAAAATCATATGAAGCTTTACAAGAACGCAAACAGCCAAAAGTTGATTATGAATGTAAAGTAGCATATTTAGATGGAGACATTAATTTAGGCGATACAGTAAGCATAATAGATAGAACTTATCCAGAACCTTTACAGTTAACTGCTAGAGTGAATAAATTAGAAATAAGTTTCTCTGACGAAAGTCAAAACACTTGTCAATTCGCTAATTATAATAAAGCATACTCTAATATGATTACTAAAAATAATACCTTGGAAGAACTTAAGAATTACATATTAGGTCTTAATATAGGGAAATTGACACTAGCAGAAATAGAAATTATAAAGCAATATATGCGCCAATTAGGTATAGACAAAGAAACTATAGATAAATTATTTTCAGATATATTAAATAATCCTGATACTAAACCTGGAACTGGCGGGAATAAAGATACCTTGGTTAAAACTATAGAAGGTGGCTTATGGCTAGGTGATTCAAGGATGGTAGCCATGAAGAAATATAATTTGTTCAAATTAGCTGATAGTGATACAAGCACAGAACCAGGAACAATTACAACAGATGATTATAAAAAGGCATTAGAATTATATCAATCTATAGGAACAGGAAGTCAGACAGGTACAAGTGCATATGAAAAATTAGTATCTAGTTCTAATCAATATAAAATTTCTACTATAGTTAAGTATTGGGCACCAAAATTCGGACTAGATCCTAACTTGGTATTCGCAATGATAATGGCAGAATCTTCTGGAATACCTACTGCTCATGGTTCTAGCTCCGGTAGTGGGTATGGACTTATGGGATGCGAAAGAAGTGTATTTTTCAATCAGACTCAAACTATTAAATTTATTGATGGGACAAAACAAAGTTTTACACCTTCGTATTCTACAATGCAACCAGGAAGTAGCGGAAATACAGTTATTAATGGTATAACAGTAGATAAAAATATAAGTAATCAAGTGATGTTAGGCTGTAATGAAATAAAAACAGCTATGGAATATGCACATAATAATATATTTGCTGGATTAATAAGTTATAACATGGGTGTAGGGGCTATGTATTGGATAGTATCAAGATACGTTTGTGATACATATGGGTATACATTTGTGAACAGAAATTCTATTAAAGCACAAACACCAGAGGCACAAAAGAAAATATACAAAGTGTTAGAAAATGGGGGATTTGAGTTTGCAGACTGGAGACAAATCTATAAGAATAATGGTGGCGGTGGAACTGTTAAAAATGTAGAAGGCTACTTAAAGTGGTATAAAATAGAAAATGGGCAATTACCTTATGTATTAGACAGTGTTGGAAATAAATTAGGTTATGGTGTATCAGGCAAAATAACAACTACATATTCTGCAACTAATAACAACGTCGTAACATATGTAACTAATACAAGTCTTACACAAACTAGAACTAAAATTGTAGATAAAGCAAAAGAAATAGTTAAATTACATCAAGATGGCCTTGCTTCTTATTCTCAATATCCAAGAACTATAGATGATACCAAACGTAAATATATAGCTAAAGGAACATATGTAAAAATGGGTTCTAATTCATGGGGATATGCTGGAAGTACTTATTTTGGAATTTCTACATCTGTAAATGATGGCAAAGGTGTAATAGGATATGACTGTTCTTCTTTTGCTTCATGCTGCTATATGAATGCAGGGCTAAAATCTATGTATAACGGAAACTGTTCTGGCGGTACTATAATGAGTGAAATTGTAAATAATGGTGGTATGATGTGGTTAGCTAATGCAGAAGGTCGTAAGAAAGCAAAACCAGGAGATTGTATAATGTTTTGCACAAACCATATTCCAACACAAACAGATATGGATAATAGAAAACTATTAGCTACTCACCATATAGGTGTATATATTGGAGATGACCAAATGGCCCACGCAAGTCAATGGGCACAAGTCCCTAATGCTATAAAAATAAGTAATGTAAGCTCATATGGGACTCTTAAGTATGCTTTTTTTATACGTCCAAAAGATTTGCAAGAAACAGATAATAACGAATCTATAGTAGAAGATACAACAACAGATGAAGGAAATAATATAATAAGTAAATGTGTGATAGGTGCTAGTGCCTATCATTTTTATTCTGGAAACCAGCTAAAGAAAATAGTTCAAGTTGGCTCTTATTCTGATACTACAGAATATCCTTCTGATGTTCCTTATGTATTTGTACATTTAGGAGTAAACGACCCTTATCAGAGTGGTTATAGCGCATTAAAAAATTTATTATCTCTGTTAAGAGCCAAATACCCTAAAAGACCTATTTTTGTAGCGAAAGAAATACATGTTGGCTCAAAAGTATCTAATTATGTAGATTATAACAAAGCTATAGATACATTTAACACACAAATTCTCGATTATTGTAATAATCATGAAAATGTATATCAAATAGATATTAGTGAAAGTCTTGAAGAAAATGGGCTATTAAAATCAGACATAACAGCAGACGGGATACATCTTAAGACAAAAGATAATTATAAAGTACTATTTAATAATATTAAAAATAAGATTAAAACAATTACTGGAAATACTGGTAATACTGAAAGTGACATAGTAGATTCAGATAGTGAAGATACTGGAGATGATGACGATAATGTAAAGCAAAAAGTAAATGAGACTTTGCAATCTATGGAAAATTATTACTATGATATATTAGATAGCTTAATATTTGAACTTCCAAGTAATGTTATAGATAGTTTTTATTGTAGACTTAAATTCACAGCTTCTACAGATTTTAATTATATTCAATCTGATAATTGCTATTTAGAAGGAACGGATTGCATTAATGGACAGTTGGTTCCAAAACCTAATAATACTTATAAGATTATTATTATGAAAAATACAATAGATACTATAAACTCTAGTTATTATGGATTAGTTACAGTTTTACAAGCTAAAGAATATGAAGATTTTACAGATTTTATAGGAGGCCAAAAGGTAGTAGAGTTAGGTAAAACTTATTTAAATCATACAGATCTAGAATACGCTGGACAATATTCTGCTACAGCTATAGTAACACCTGCTAATTTTACTAACCCTAAAGCTAATTTAAGTAAATGGTATGATAGTACACGAAATAAAAATCAAATAGATGGGAGTACATTAGTACAATTTGTATATATGGGACTTGCTTATAAAAATACTCCTTATAATAACCATGATATGACTTCTATAAATAAGAATAGTTTATTTAGTTGGGCATTTAAATTACCAAGATTAGCTGCTAATCAAGCTAAATATTGTGTATCCAATGGATGGGCATTATATGGAGCAGATTTAACTAATTTTAGTAATTTAGAAGCTGGAGATCTAATATTCTCAAAGGATAATGATACAGATAACAACAGATATATGAATGTATCCCATGTTAGCATTTTTATAGGTGAAGAAGATGGAGTCTTATCAGTTCTAGAATCAACTAAATGTGAAAATGGAGTTAAAATAACACCAATAGCAGATATGGCAGAAACTATTTTATTTATAGCTAGAGTGAAGAAAAAGTAGGTGATTAAATGAGTATAAAAGAAAACTATGACAATTACAATGAAAGCTATAATAATATAATCAAAGTATTAACAGACATATTAGATAGTAAAGAAGTTACAGAAGGCTCTCAAGCATTATTAGAAGAAGCATATGTAGATTATAATACAGATTATACAAATGCTATATCTGTCTTGCATGGGCAAAAGATGAAAGAAGAAAATAAAAAGATAAAAGAACTAGAATATAAGAAGTTAGATGCAAATGTAGAAAATATTTTAAATGTACTAACTAAAAATGGAATGTATAACTCTATTTATACAGATGAAGAAGGAAGAATACTTATTGATATGCAGAGCATCCCGAAGCTTACTTTATTAGTACAAAAACTTAGCTTAATTGCTAAAGGACTTGATGGGGATGATGAAAGTAGCATAACTATAGCACCAGAGTTTATAGAGTTATTATCAAATAGCGATATTATTTTAAGGGCAAAAAATATCCTTTTAGAAGGATTAGTTACTGCTAATGGAAACTTTAAAATATTAGCGGATGGGTCTATAGAGGCTACTAATGCTAATATAACAGGGGAGATAAATGCTACATCTGGTAAAATTTCTTCGGACTTAGAAGTCGAAGGATTGAACGTATCAGGAACATTAACAGCCGATTCACTTAATGTTAGACAACTTAATTGCGGTGATTTGAATGGTGTAGTGTCTGATGTAGCTCTTGTAGTAGATTCAACAATCGATACATCAAATGTCTTTGAGAATAACGGCAAATTTAGCTCTTTACAAAGAGCAATAGAGAGTATTCCTAAAAATTTAAATGGATATACGGTATCTATCGAAGTTAATTCAATATTATATGAAAATATAACTATAAAGGGATTTAATGGGGGCACTTTATATATTAAATTTAATAAGAATAATTGTGGTTATATATTTGGACATAATTGTGGAGCAGAATTGCTATTGCAGGGAACTGGAACAACTTCACAGATATTAGTAAGTAACTATAAAACAACAGGAAATGTCAACATGCGTACGGGCGGAGATGTTTCTTACAATATAGTTCAAACAGTTCCAACTGGAGCAACATTATTGCTTACAAACTTTAACTCAAATGGTTGGGGATACACTACATATAACGGAAAAAGTGGATGGATGAGTACAAATACAAGTTATATGGTAAAAGAAGAAGTATATCAAACAAGTGGAACATCTACAGCTATACAACCAAGTGAATTACTAACACAAGATGGTAAAAACTATGCTGCAGTATTTCGTAATTGTCCTTATGTAGCTTTATTTGATTTAGAAGTGTATGGCAAAACTGGCAATGCGTCAAATTATGCTATCGGCTCCATAAGAGGATCCTATGTAGATATAGAAAATAGTAAAATTTGTGGAAGCGAAAACGGAATGTTAGCTAGTAGAGGTGGTAGAATATTTGAATCAAATGTTAACGGTAAAGTAAATAAAATCGCACAAAAGGCTGAATTGAGTGGAATGATTTATATAAATGATGGTACAACTATAAATGGGACAACATCTAAAGATAGTTCTTCTCAAGTTATATATTCTGAATCTGGAGCAGTCCAAGATACAACAAGTAATGTTGGAACAAATACCAATACTACAACTGCTACAACTACAGTAACTATAACTAGTACAGGTGCAGATACATATAGAAGTACAATGTATAATAATTACAAACAAGACAACACAGCGCGTCAAGGCAACTATGGTTGGGGTGATTGTAACGGTTTGTGGCTATTTGGTTCTAAGTTCACACAGCTTAAAGGTAAAACTATTACTAAATTAACAGTTACAGTAAATCGTATACAAGGTGGTATATATGGTAATGTTACTGCTACATTAAAAATGCATGGATACTCAACTAAACCTAGTGGTATGCCAACATATACATCTG